TAACACCAGCACATTCTATAATGCTACTGTTACTGCTGGCGCTGTTACCATATCGGCTGACCTGCTTAGCAACGCTAATACATTCTACAATGCTGTTGTGTCCATTGGCGACACTATTGTTGCAGACCTATACACAAATAACAGTACAATTTACAACGCAGTAATTACCGCTGGCGCTGTAAATATATCGGCTAACTTACTTACCAATACCGCTACTATTTACCTGCCTACTGTAACGCAGCTAGTCGATACGATTGTTGCTGATAGGCTAAACAATACTAGCATTATTTACTTGCCTACCTTAACAGGTGGTTCTACCGCTCCTACGGACACATCCGATATTCTTACAAAGGTTAGCGATAAGCGTAAACGCCGCAAGTTACAACAGCAGTTAGAAGAAGAAAATATAGCGGCTCAAATCCTTAAATCTCGACAAGGTAAACAACAAAAAGCCGAAGAGCCTAAAAAGGCTTTTGAAATAAAAATAAAGACTAAGCAGGAAGAAGTAGTTTTAGCTACCCCTGAAATAGAAAAACCTGCTACAGTTGAATTATCACAAGAACAAGTGCAAGATATACAAAACGCAGTTACACAGTTTAAAATAAAACAAAACAACAATAAAAAAATACAAACCTTGTTGTTTTTAGCTAGTACGCTTGATGACTGATATGAGCAAATATAAATTGTTTCAGTGGTGTCCTATTCAAGAAAAAGTGGTTCCTATTGAGCAAGTACAAAAAAGAGTACAGTCAAATGCTCGTGACTTGTTTATTCAAGACGAGATGGAGCCGACACGAAATCCGCTAAATCCAAATCAAGTATATACCAGTAAATCAAAGCTCCGAGCAGCGTACAAAGCTGTTGGTGCTGTTGAGGTTGGTGATGCTTACGATAAAGGGTACATCCCCGACCGTGAGTCGGGCGCATCCGAACGTCAAGCAATCAACAAAATAAAACAACGTATGATTGATAGGTATAGACATGCAAGATAATAATATCGAAGACACTGAGGTAACAGTAGAGCGAGCACCAGCTACTTTATCAATTCGTGAGACGCTCAAGAATCAGATGAGCGAAAACAATGATAGTGTAGAAACTCAAACACCCGCTAAGGATAGTAGCGAACAAAGCGACGAAGTAGCAGTTTCTCAAGAGCCAACTGCCCAGCCAGCTCAACAGGCTTACGCTCCCCCTGCGGACATGAACGCCGCTGAAAAAGAGGCTTTTCTTAATCCTACTTCTGCCAATGCCCATATTTTACAATCCTACTTAAATCGCAGAGCGTATGAAACACGTTCTGACTATAGTCGTAAAATGAAAGAGGTGGAGCAGCTTAGACAGCAAACCGCTGGACTGTACGACACCATTAAACAATACGAAAACGATTATGCCAAGAGCGGAATATCAATCGCTGACATAACTAAAAGAGCTGTAGCCTGGGATAAGGCTATGCAAGCTGATCCAGTATCAACAGCTATGGAATGGCTAGAGTCTTACGGCCTAACTATCAATGACCTAGCCAATAACGCTTATCAACAGCCACAAGCACAACCTAATTACCTAACTAAAGAAGATGCTGAGCGCATCGCAGAAGAGCGATTTCAGGCTATACAGAACGAGCAGCAAAAAAAGGCTATTGATTACTACAACCAGCAGGTTGTAAACTCGTTTATGAATAGCAAGCCGTTATTTCGTGATCCTGAAACAGCCTCGCAGTTAGAGGCTGAGATGGCTCCGGTGGTGCAAGCGCTAAATGCTACAGGGCGGTATTCCTCCCCTGAACAAGTGCTTGAAACTGCTTACAATTACGTAGTAAACGGCAATCCGACTTTTTCCGGTCTCGTTCAAAAAATGACCGCAAAGCCGGTAATAGAGCAGCAACAACAGGTCGTAGAAAAGGCCAAGAAAGCTGCCAAATCAATATCTGGCTCCGCAGGAAGCGGCACTCCCAGGGTAACATCTAATAACTTACGGGATAACCTGCGGAGACGCTTTAGCGGCGAATAGCCTGTAAAGCCACAAGGTTATCCCAAAAACAAAGGATAACTTAAATGGCTAATTTACAAGAGGCAATAGTTGCTACCCTCTGGGATCAGTCAGATGATATTGCGGATGTTGTGTTACATCACAACCCGCTAACATCTACGCTTGATTCCAAGGGTAAGATTCGGAAGTTTAGCGGAGGCTACGAACTCCGCAAACCTGTAATGTATAACGATGCTGCCGTAGGTGGTTTCTATCAGGGCTATCAGTATTTCGACCTTAGTTCGATTGATGACCTAACAGCGTTTCAGTTTGGCGTTAAACAGGCTTATGAGCCTGTAGCGATGAACGGACGTGAGTATCGTGCTAACACAGGCGAGGCTCAGCTACTTGACCTAGCAGAGCAGAAGATGGAAGCCGCAATCAAGCGTCTAAAGAACACCGTATCAACCTCACTTCGTGGCGATGGTACTGGAAACAATGGACTAGAGTTTGACGGTATTAAGAAGGCAGTTTCGACTTCTCCGTCATCTGGTACATACGGCAAGATAGATCGTGCTTCTAACTCGTTTGCTCGTAACTACGCTACGCAAGTAACGCTTACTGCTGCAAACGTACAAGAGACCATTACAGATGTAGTTAGCCGCCTAACCCGTGGCAACGAGGCACCTGACCTTGGTCTTATGGATCGTACCGCATGGAAGCACCTCCATAGCTCACTAACCGCAATTCAGCGTATTCAGCTACCTACCAAGAAGGCTGTCGCTGGTTTCCGTGTTCTTAGCTATGACGGTGTTGATTTCGTGTTTGACGGTGGATTTGAGTCTGCGGTTCTCGAAACCAATTCATGCCGATTACTCAATACTGAGTATTGGACATTTGACATGGTTCGTGGCGCTGACTTTAAGCCGCTAACACCAACAATGGATCGTCCGGTTGATCAGGATGCTTTCTTCACGGTTATTATCGTTGAAGGAAACCTATGCTGCTCTGCTCCGGCTCTCCAGGGTGTAATTTACGCTTAATAGGAGGGATGGAATATGTCACAGGTAGGATCATTCGGAGTTAATTACAAGATAACCTTCACAGGAACAGATTTGCCGTTACCGGCACCTCTGATGACTGTTGGTTCGCTACCAGAAGGTGAGTTTGTATTTGTTCAGGCTGATGGAGCTATTGACCAGTACGGTTTCGTTAAAATCGAAGCTGATGGTCAGGCTGCACAGCTAACAACTACAAACGCAGGCTCACAGGGACTTCTTGTTGGCGTAGCTCAGGTAGCTGCTGCTGATAACGAGTACCTTTGGGTATGGGTTGGCGGTCTAAACGGCGGTGGAGCTGGCAAGGGTATTAAGGGCAAGCTAGCAGCTTCATACGTTGCTAAGGCTAACCTGTTTACCACTGCAACTGCTGGCGTGGCTGATGATGCTTCTACAACTAAGATTTCTTATGTTGTAGGACTTACAACTAACACGGGAGCAGCAGCAGTTGAGTTGTTCTCTGTTGGACATCTGAAGGTAAACTAACCTAATAGGGGGGTAGTAATACCCCCCTTACTTGAGAGGATTTATGCCACAGGTAAGTAATTTAATTGGATTAGGTATGCCTCCAGAGCATGCGGTTCAGATTTGCGACGGGGTTCAACCTGCCGTTGTAAATGCTACTGCTGCTGGGGTTCGTACCAAGCAAGCTATCAATAACGTAAACGATACTACTCCAACATTGGCAGAGCTAACGACTTCGTTCGGCGCTCCGGCTACGGTAGGCAGTGGTTTTGTAGGTGTTGTAAAAGATAATGATGCCGATACTAACTGCTTTGTGGTTGTGTCTAACGGAACATCGTTCTTTTACCTCAAGTTTACAAAAGCGTTATAGCTTATCGGGGGGAGCAATCCCCCCCATTTTTTAGGTGATTTATGCCAGATTTTACCCCAACCAACCCAGGCGCATTATTTCCAGCTTCAAGACTAACCGCAGTTACGCCGAGCAATTCTACTATTCTAACTGGCGTAAGAGCCGTATGGGTAGGCGGTGCGGGAGACATAGCAATTATGGCAGTAGATGATTCGGCTGCTGTAACTTTTACTGTTCCTTCGGGAACAATGCTTCCCGTGTTTGCTAAGCGAATTATGGCAACGGGAACTAGTGCCACTAACATTGTAGCTTTGTATTAGGAACTATATGGGAATAAGTATAAGCATAACGCCAGTATTACCCGCTCCGGTACAGCATCCTGAACCGATACCTGTACCGCCAGAATAGAGGGTACTAAATAAATAGGTTCAGTGTTATATAAACAATATAACGCTTAACCTATAGGAGGATTATGGCACAAATTGATTGGAATAGTATTATTTCAGGTCAACCATCGAACAAAAAGCGATACGCTGGCGCTAATGTAAAGTTTTTTTATGCTTACAGCGAGAACGAGGAGAAATCACAAAAGGAGGGTCGCCCGATATTTGATGAGATTCCTTCCATCAGTATTCAATGGCCTGGTCAGGATGAAACCGTAAGGCGTATTGAGCCGCAGGACATGGCGGAGTATCCAGAAAAATACGCTGCTTTTAAGGCTGGTTCTGAGCCTGTAACAGAGGGAACACCGCTAGCAGAATGGCCGATGATGAACGGTTCTGCTATGCGAGAGTTGCAATACCTTGGATTTAAGACTGTTGAGCAGGTAGCTAACGCTACAGAAGAAGCAAAACGCAAGTTAGGACCACTATCCAAATTTGCTAAAATGGCGCAGGAGTGGTTGTCCGCTGCTCATTCAAGCCAGAACGATGTGGCAAAATTGCGTCTTATGTTAGAGCAAGAACAAGCGAAACGCATCGCACTAGAAGAAAAGCTAGAGCTAATGTTTCAGCGAGTTGAAGCTAATGAAGGCACAGACTTAAGGTCGCATCGAAAGGAGGTGATCCCATTAACCGAGGCTGAGGACGATTTTGACGAGCCTGTTGAGGAGAAACCTAGATTAAGGGGGCGACCTAGAAAAGTATGAGTATAGCCACGGTAATACGAAACGTAGCAAATGAGGCTGGTTACACGGTAGAGTCGAATATCCTTACATCGACCGAGACCACTACCAAGCAGCTAGTCGCTATTGCTAATCGTATTAACCGTGACATATTCGAGGCGTTTCCCTGGCCGAAATGTTTTGCGTCAGGGAGTATCACCACGGTGGCTGGTCAAGCGACGTATGCTTTGCCAGCCGCCTTTTCCATGTATCAATACGAAACCTTTTGGAATCAATCAACAAGGTGGCGAGTATTAGGGCCGATTTCAGAACAAGACTTTGCACAGATTCAAGGATATGGAGTTTTGCCTACCGTTTATCAACGGTTTCAAATCAGAGGCATGAGCAACAACGAAATACTAATTAGCCCTACTCCTGGCTCAAGCGGACAAATCCTTATATTTGAATATATTGCTGATAGAAGTGTAGTGCCTAAAACCTGGACTACTAGCACTTACTTTGCTCCTAATGCCTACTGTTTTTACAACGGTAATTACTATCAAACAACGGCTGGTGGCACTACTGGAGCGACTGCGCCAACTCATACAACGGGTAGCGCTACTGATGGCGGCGTAACTTGGAATTATTACAACGGCCCTTACAGCGAGTTTTTAGCTGATACAGACACTAGCATCTTTCAAGAGAAATTACTCGAGCAGGGTATTTTAGAAAGATTTGCACAAATACACGGGCTAGAAGGCGTTAAACCTGCATTTGACACACAATTAGTAGAGGAGTTTGGTAGAACTAAAGGTGGCAAGGTTATTTACGCAGGGGCGTTAAATAGGCCGTCACAGTTTG